TTCTTATTTCTTTTTCTTCTTGCGAGGTTTACATTTAGCCATTATACAAATCCTCTTCCTACCGCTGGGTTCTGTTTCATAGCGTTCTTTTCTTCGATTAGAATGGCAATCGCTTGTTGTGCGGCTTCTTCTTCAGAAAGTCCTTGTGATAGGAGTCGCGAGAATATTGACGCGAAGTTAGTTAAGTCGGCAACTAGATTCTCAGCAATCTTATTCTGATCTTCCTTGGCTAATCGTTCAAGCCAGAGCTGTTTTTGTGGGAAGTCGGAGTAACGAATTAGTTCTTCTGGAGTAATGATGGGCTTTTCAAACTGATATTGACCCTGCATTTCATAGAGAGCCTTAGCACTTTCAAACAAATTAGCTTGGTTCATTGGTAACAATGTGGATGCCGCAATTTGATAATCAAACTTAACTGGTTGTGGACGATTGCGCATCTCACCAAAGTTAAGCTTATGTTCTTCAACAACCTTATTAGTGCCGGTGGCTGAAAGTTTCGGAACACTATAAATATGATTACCACCAAACTCAAAATAAAAATCAACAACTAACTTAGTAAGATCTTCACAGAATTCTTCTAACATTGTGATACGCGAGTTATCAGTGAGCATCGTAACTCGAGCTTGGAAAGCTTGAGTGGCTCCCGTTGTTTGCACGGAGTTAGTGTCTCGTCCCTTATAGTAAGGATCAACACCTGTGACTTGGAAAATTGAATTTTCTAAACGTGTTTTAATATTTGTCAGATCGGGAATGGTTGGAATATCTTGGTAATGAATTAGTGTACGAGGATCACCACGGACTTCAAAGGAAGCGCCGGGCGTGTTGCCGTAGTCGGCAAACGAACGCATATTGATACGCCCATCAACATTTACGAATCGCACACGGTTAAGTAAGCGGTAAGGTTGTGTAGCTTCCATCGAGTCCAGGAGGTTAAGGGCAATGACAGTATTTAAAATCTTTGTGAGTTTAGAGTTACCATAAGGATTACCATCAGGACGCTGTGGTGAATAACACACAACAGGGAAGCGGTCAAACGGAATACCTATTCGTTCAAAAATAATCTCAGCTTCATCAATAATAAAGATTTGGTCGAGGTCACCTTCTTCGTTTCTAATAAAACATTCAATTAAAGAAACCGACTTATTATTAGAGCTGGTTATGTTCTCATAACCACCAATCCGATTGATAGCAGTCTTGTCGGTAAAGTGGTTCTTCATCTTGTCTTTATATTTCTTAGCACCTTCAGCAAAATCAGGATTCTTAATTAGGGTGTCGATATTAACTGCGCGTTCTAAGAAGATGGCTTCACCATTCTTGTAGTTATCGACGGATGGATCAAAGTAAATCTCTTGAGGCGAAATGGCTTTCAGCTCAATGTGGTGTTTCCTGCTATTCCAATCAACACGAACGGCTCCAAGATTATATAGTTCCCCGTTTTCACCAACATGGAGGAACTTGTTCTTCATGCCCCACTTGTTCCAGTTATAACTGACGAACGCATTAAGGTCATCAACTAGACGATCGTCATCTTGATGACGTGGTGTTAAGGTGCCAATAAAAGCACCACTATAAATAGAGTTAAGATAACCTTGGACAACATATTCGAAGTAGTTCCAGTCGGGCGAAATAGAATAATCTTTAAGATATTCACTAAAGATTGACCAGAATTCACCACGATAAAGTGAACGAATGACACGCCACTCCATTAAAGTATTTTGTTTGTAGGCGTTGTACTCGCGAAATTTGGCCATTAAATCTTCTACCTTATAGATATATTGTGACCCTTTGGTGTGTTCTTCGACTGATTTTGGTGTTTTAGTGGCCATAGTAGTTACTCACTTTCCTTTTTATCTTCTAGCTTTTGCTTTTTGCCGGTCATAATTTGTTTCATAGCCAGCTTATAAGCAGTATCAAACCTTGTCATATTAACAGTCATGGCTTTTTCAATAGCTTTCCGGGCTTCTTCGGCTTTACGCTCTTCATCAGCTGTGCGTTGGGACACAGCTTCCGCCTGGTCGGCTTCAGGAGAATCCCCAAAATGTTTAACGTAACCAATATCTTCTGTGGCTACACCAGATGATGTGGGCGTAGGCCCCTTTAATGTTCCTTGATGGACACCACTAACTACTGAAGCATTCGATTTAACGTCCGGGAGTGAATGCTCTAAGTGGTCTGGGAGCATACTCTTCTTCGTCTTCGGTGTCATCCGAATCGGTAACATTTGCCAGATTAAAACCCCGGCTATCAGGCAGAGCAGCAGGACGGTTGCTGTTAATAATACGGCTATTAAAATTAGAAGTGTGTTGTCGATCATGGAATTTGTCCTCGGCCAGTGGATTATACACTTGGCTCTCTTTCTTTATTATATCATTACCAAATTTATCGTGAAATACTTTTGTGCCTGGAGGTAGATAAGCGTTCAAATGAAATTCAGTTAGATTGTGGGGGAGGTCAACAATGGAAAATTCTAGCGCTGTGATACCATGGTCATGACCGTCTTGTGGTTTACCGGTAGGTGCACCAGTCTTATCAAGTTTAAACTTATAGTTAAGCGCCTCTTCAATTAGAAACTCACAGGTGGAATAGATTTCAATTTGACCATGATTAACTAGGGAATTCAACTTAATGATACGGGATTCATGAGAAGCAAATGCTGGTTCAAAGAACAATCCTTCCGCCTCAAACATGCCACCAATAGACACAAGGTCGCTTTCTCTTTTGTTATAACTCTTACCGTCGAACTTCGGACGCATTAGCAATCCATCGAGGTCAGTACCGTTTATCCGTAATTCTTTCCGGTAACCTTTAGCGATAGTCTTGATGTCCGAATTGTTAAGTCGGTACTCCGCAAACACATATAGTTTCTTAGTCTCGAGTGAGAAAGCACTAAACACAAAGTGCGTCGGATCATTGATACCATAGTCAGCACCAATGATAAAGAACAATACCCGGCGTCCATCTTCATTAAAGGCACGAGGTAGTGGATGTGGAGCCACAATACATGCACCAAAGTTAGGGAACACCAGGTTACTAGAGAAGTTAAAGCTTCCTTTATAAAATTGCAAGATGTAAGCCTTACTCTTACCACGTGTTTGTTCTTCTTCATATCCTTCTGGTAGATAAGGATTGGCACTAGTAGAAACAATCTGCGTATATTTATGTGGATCAGGATTGGGGTTATAACGATAAGCTTCGTTATATGCATCACCAAAAAACTCTACTAGATGGGAATCTAAGAGGAACTTAGACTTTACCCAACCCGAGTCCGGGTTAGTTTCAAGGTTAATATGACGGACATCGACGCGATGCTTGGGACGGTAGATGTGTTGGCTAGCATCATACTCCATGACTGGTTCGCCATTGGCATCTAGCTCAGGGAGCATCGCTGCCGTGTTACGAATACGAGATTGGAGCATCGTGAAAGCATTGTAATTTACATCTGATGCCTCCACAATCACAGCCATGGTCAAGTTCATTGACTTAAGTTTCGTCTCATCATCAAATGAACGAAATAAAATTTCAGATCCATTCGTTAAAGAGATCTCATGCTTCTGGTCATTCTTACGGCGAACGAGTTTAGCTGGAAACATTGAGTAGAACTCTTTAACAAACGTACCTTCAAGGGAAGGATAGGTACGAGCAGCCACGCATACCCGGGCATTAGGAATAAGAAGCAGATGTTTGATGACATCTTCGACGTTGCTGCGACTTTTGCCCGATCCGTATCCTCCAGCCGTCATCTTATAACGCTCCATCCTTCGCAAGTATCTCGCTTGGTAGGATGTTGGTTTAAAAGTATTAATCAGTGTGCCACATTCAGGGCACTCTTTGAATGATACACTCTCATTACCTGATACAGCCATGGCTGGGACGAGTGGCTTACTGCACCGCGGACATGCTTGAAGTAATTCTAACCTAGTAGGAACTACTGGCGCTGCTGGTGGCGGTTCTACAAACGCGGCATATTCCTCAGTCCCAGGGAACTTAACGGCATAATCCAAAGTAACAACGGTCTCTTTTGGTTTCTGGAGATCCTTGAACTCAATTACTTGTTCATCAATATCAATTAAATTCTTAGGCATTAGATACTAACCTTCTTATTCTCAGGAACATCAGGGAGAAATTCCCGCTCATCTTCCGTGAGTGGAGTTTGAATATAGATATATTGAACGGGCGGAGCAAAGGATGGCCTATGGTCGTCTCGATATTTAATAGCACTATTAAGTTTAGTGGCATCAGCAACACCAACACGGGCGTCCCCTTGCATGTATTTGTTGATAATTATACCGGCTTGGGTATAAATAATACGGTCAATATAATCTTGGACACGACTATCAGATAAAAATTCCTGCCAGTCGTGGTAGTTAGTCCCTTGTCCTATAAGTGTAGCCAGTTCGTGGGGGTTAGACACAAACATAACATCGTATGCCTGTGGTTGGCTCTCAGCAAAGTTCCACAAGTTAGCCAAGTGAATAAGCTTAACTTCGCTTTTATTAAATACTGTTAGTTGTATCATCGGTATTCCTCCGGTAAGTTATCAATTGATCCACCTCTAGTGGTAGTTATCACTAATGGCACCTCAGCGAAATAACCATTAGTCATACGGCGGTATAGCTTAAAGTTTTGTAATGGATAATAACGGGATAAACTAAGTAATTCAGCTCGAGCTTCCCGTAAAGATTGAAATTTATAATTAATCTTACGTTTACCCTCTAGGCGCACTAGCATTGCTTCTTGTTTAGATCCAGCCTTTGGGCGTAAACCAACTGTTCCCCGAAAATTAGCAAGACCTGGGTACTTATCTAAGGATTTAAGATCCTCTTCCGTGGCTTTGGAAAACACAAGCGGAAATACACTACGCAAAAACATAAGTGACCAAGAACTTAAAACACGATAAAGCCATTCAAGACCACTATCAGTTAAGTAATACTTATGATGAGCAATCTCTTGGGACTTACTGTTGTTCAAGTCGTAAGGAAGTCCAATAGTTAGGGCATATGCTTTAAGAACAATGGCCAAATTCAGTGGACGAAGAGGATACTTTCTGAAAGAGGAAGGTGAAAGTATCCCCAAGTCCACGCATTTAGTAATGTAGGTGTCGGTGTGTTCTAGCATTACTGCCCGAACATGTCATCCTTCGCCGCTTGTTCCGCTGAAGTTTCTTCCGCTGGCGTTTCTTCCATCGGCTCTTCGGATGGCATCTCGCCTCCGGTGATTACGAGGGAGTTTTCATCGATCGTGAATGGTAACATCGAATCATTGATGAGTTGAATCACGGAAATAAGTTGAACCTTATCCATAGTTCCCACATCAACCGTCAATGTTCCGGCTTCGTAGTCTTCGGTGTACTCCACACCCATCCCGTCTAACTGTGTAATTAAATCTTCAAACATAATTTACTTTTCCTCCTGGTTTGTTTTCATTATATCACGAGCATTTAATAAATTTCGCTCATATTCAACAAGTTTTGGTCCAATTTCCATAAAAGCCAGGCACGCTTCCTCTAGTTGAGCCAGTTCTTCCTTAGTTGTTACCACAAAATAGCGGTGTGGATCGCACTTTAAGAGATATTTCTGCCACCACTTCTGGATTTCAGTCAAGTCATAGTAACTTGTACCCTTAAATTCTACATAAATGGTACCACCACCGTCAGGTAGCATGGCGAACCGGTCAGGAAATCCTTTAGATAGGCCAACCGGACCCTTAAGTGCTGCAATTCTGCGGTCACGACACCATTTTACGAAGGAGAATTCAAGAGTTTTTTCTAAAGTTGTGCTCATTTAGTCAATAATTCCATTCTTTTTAAGGGCATCGATGGTCATTTTGTACAAATTGGCCTTCTCTTCCATCATTCTAGCCTTTGAATCCAGGTCACGCAACTGTTTCATGATGTTATTAAAGACCCCAAGCAGAATAATGAACATATCTTTGGTGATAATATAGACGCGATCACCGATGGCATTGGTAAATTGGTTACCATATTGCACCTTAACACCCTTCTCTACGAAACAATACCGTCGTTTATCGTTACCTTTTACACGACCCTCGCACTCCATCAGCTGAAATGTGGTCGCATCAAACATTATCTTCTCGGTACCAGGTTGCGAGACTACCGTTCCGATGCCCGGCGTGTTAGGATTAGCCGGTTGGGTGGCTGCTACGTCACTAGCAATCTGTTTTCTAATATCCGCTGCACTTGGCATATCACTTCACCTCTTCATAGGCGAAATAGAAACCCATAGCAGATGCAACCTCAAGTTGTCCCCCACTATTTAAGATAACATAATCGCCGGGGAATACAGAAATCTGTCCCGTCTCCGTAGTAATGATAGCACTATACCTATCATGGGATCCATCAAGGATGTTTTCCTCAACGACCATCTGGACTTTGCCATCCATTCGGGCTTCACGGAACCAGTGTGGTTCATTTTTAGGATCGCCAAAGCAGAAGGCTTCAACGAATTCAACACGTTTACGATATTTGGCCATGGTTATTTTCCTCCCTTATATAATGCACGTGGTTTATTGCCACTTCCAGTATATTCAAGAAGTGACATCGGACTTATCGGCTTATAGGTACGATTACCATTTGGGAATTTAGTTTCTAAGACTGCACAAATAGACTCCATCTTTAAAGCCTGGAGATTATTAATAAATTCATAAGCAAGATTTGCTTGAGCAAAGACTCGAGTAGTGCGTAGCCCACTGCCTCGGGTATCCGGGTATTCAACAAAGAAGCGATGACGATTACGTTTTACCATTAACACATGTGGCGAGGTAACTCGCTTTCTCCTTCATCTATAGTTTCTAAAGACACTTCAATGTTTTCAATTGAGAATGCTTCGCTGGTTAATGCTTCAATTACCCGATCCTGTAACTTCTGGGCCAGTTTGATTTTCTCAGCGGTCATTAAGTTAGATTCTTTAAGGGGCTCTTTGGATACCATGTCATAAGCCACCTTAATCTTAAGTCGTTGTTTCATTAAAATTCCTCCTTTGGAATTATGTGTAGAGCGCCTCGGTATTGCTTGATGTCGAGGTTCATTAAGCACCGATATTGTTAATTTGCCTGCTGAGAAAGGGGCCTTGATTGCTATGTGAGCCAGCGTTGACGGCGCTCTTAGTTATTTACTTTTGATATTCTGAGATAATGTTCTCTATCTCGTCGTAGTGTTCGACTAGACAGATTATAACATCTTCGACCTTGGCGTTATCAAAACTATGAAGCCCATAAGCTTTTAGGACAGCTATTGTAACTTCATATCGAAGAAGTTTTTTATCGTCTTCGGTTTTGATGTCAACCTTTTTGACTGCAAACTCACTATTGTTAATAGTTATTGTCTGTTCCATGCTCGTTCCTCCTTTCCTATGCTTTGAAAAACTTTTGTTTCTCTTTGATGATTCTAATAACTTCTTCGTCTGTTTGTGGCTCATTACCTTTGCCAAATAATTCGGTTAAGTTAATGGCTTCGTGTTCACCGTCGTCGTCGTTGTACCACCAATCGCCATAGATATCTTTGCGTATCATATATCTTTCCTTGTTAATTCCATGTGAGTTCGCCAATGTCCAAGTCGAGTATTTGCTGTTCGCTAAACTTGGCGTATTCATAATCATAAAAGATTGTTTTATTTTCCCAAGCGATAGACGAAACATAAGTGCATTCTTTTAGACCGTCAGATGTTTCCGCAATAAGCATATGTTTGAAAAATACGGCGTAGTATTCCAAGCCGTTTTCTTCCACAACGCGGTAATAATTATTGACTAAAATGCTTATGCTATCCCCATCAGCAATAATTTCATTGATGATTTCTTTCGATAATGGTTGTGTCACAGCATCGTGTGTTAAAAGAATGCCATCATCGTCTAATTGGTGGTAGTCGTTTTCCACTTCCATCATCGTCCATTCTTTTGCTGAATGTTTATTGGCGTCATTACCACATCCTGAAAGTGTTATGACGGCAACAACTAGTAGTAATAGTGTTCGAAGTGTTTTCATTTTCTTTTACCTCCTTCCTAACCCTTTGATCACCTCATCGGTCATTTTAACTATGCTATCGGCATAGGTGGATATAAAGTCACATACAACTTCGGTACCCCACTCGCGTCAACTACATCACTCACCCACATAACGTC